AAGGCAGCGTCAGACGTGAGTCTGTTTCCAACATCGAGATCTGGTGCGAATGCCTCGGCAAGGCTAAAGAAGATATTAAGCCAGCTGACAGTTATTCCATCAGTGCGATTATGGCACGCATCAGAGGTTGGGAAAAATCCGATAAGCTAGAGCGGCAGCCCATATACGGCAAGCAGCGAGTGTATATCCGCAAATGATGGAACAACCTTCTGGAACAAGTGAACAGGCTGATTCAGACTTGTTCCCTTGTTCCACCCGTTAACCCCTTTTTTGAGGGTCAAAACAAGTGAAAATGGAACAACGGAACAACATTTTCTATATAGTACAAAAAATTATCAAATTTATATACAAATACGATGCGCCTACGCGCGATATGCGCGCGTAAAGAAATCTTGTGGCAGTTGTTCCAAGAATGGAGTGAATGAAATGCAGTTTTACACATGGATGATCAAGAACTACCTGAATGAAAGCTCACCGAAAGGCGACCTGGCCAATGATATGAAAGGCGATGACAGCTTTCCACGCAATACATATCCCGGAAAATATAACGGCTGGCATAACCTGATACGCGGCTATCTGGAAAGGAATAACGCTTGCACGGACTGTCTCGAAACCTTTGAGGAATGCTGGGAGGAATACGTCAATGAAAGAAAACCATATAGAACAAAAGCTGGTGAAAGCAGTGAAAAACATGGGAGGCATCGCGCCGAAATTCGTAAGTTCAAGTTATGACGGCCTGCCTGACCGCCTGGTGCTTCTTCCAGGCGGCAGGCTTGCCTTCGTTGAACTCAAAGCGCCGGGAAAAAGGCTTCGCCCCCTGCAGGAAAAGCGAAAAAGACAACTGGAAGCGTTAGGGTTTTGGGTTTACTGCATTGACAGCCCTGAGCAGATTGGAGAGATACTTGATGAAATACAGTCCTCATGACTATCAAACCTTTGCCACCAATTTCATCCTTGAGCATCCAATCGCGGCTGTTCTGCTTGAAATGGGTCTTGGCAAGAGTGTTATTACCTTAACGGCTATCTTCGACCTGACATTGGACAGTTTCCTGATACGCAAGGTATTAGTAATTGCCCCACTTCGAGTTGCGCGAGACACATGGCCAGCAGAAATCGAAAAATGGGATCACCTGAATGGACTCACCTATTCAGTCGCCCTTGGTGATGAAGCCCAGCGGAAAGCTGCTCTTTTAAAGAGAGCGCAGGTGTATATCATCAACCGGGAGAATGTGGACTGGCTGGTTAATAAAAGCGGGCTTCCCTTCGACTTCGATATGGTAGTAATCGATGAACTGAGTTCTTTCAAGGATCATACTTCCAAACGCTTCAAGGCCCTGCGCAAGGTTCGGCCCAAAGTCAAAAGGATAGTCGGCCTTACCGGTACACCTTCAGCTAATGGATTGATGGATCTATGGGCCGAAATCGGCATCATCGATATGGGACAGCGCCTTGGTCGCTTTATCACCCATTACCGCAACAGCTTCTTTGTCCCGGACAAGCGCAATCAGCAAATGGTGTTTTCATATAAGCCTCTGCCCGGAGCGGAGGATGAGATTTACCGCCGCATATCGGATATAACCATCAGCATGAAAAATACAGACTACCTGAAGCTGCCGGAATGTGTAATAAACGAGATCCCCGTGTGGTTATCGGACAAAGAGAAAAAAGTCTATGACACCATGAAGCGGGATCTGGTGCTTTCGCTAGAAGGCCGAGAAATTGACGCCTTAAATGCCGCCGCGCTGTCAAACAAACTACTGCAGATGGCCAACGGTGCAGTCTATGCCGACGATGGTTCAGTCGCCAGGATTCACGACCACAAGCTGGACGCCTTGGAGGATATTATCGAAGCCTCCAACGGCAAGCCGGTACTGGTGGCTTACTGGTTTAAGCATGACCTGGAGCGGATATTAAACCGCTTCCCTGCTGAGAAGTTGGACAGCGCCGATTCTATAAAACGGTGGAATGACGGAGAAATACCACTGGCAGTAATTCACCCGGCATCAGCCGGGCACGGATTGAATTTGCAGGCGGGCGGCTCCACCCTGGTCTGGTTCGGGCTTACCTGGAGCCTTGAACTCTACCAGCAGACCAACGCCCGGCTCTGGCGGCAAGGCCAGAAGGATACGGTGGTTATCCACCACATCATCACCAAGGGCACCATCGATGAAGATGTGATGCGTGCCTTGAAAAGAAAGGACAAGACCCAGACCGCTTTGATTGACGCGGTCAAAGCAAATTTAAAGGAGGCGGTCATATGATTGCGCTGAAATACATCAATAAGAACGCGGCGACGATTGCCGCCATCCGCGACTACAACAATATGCGGTTTATCATCAACAACACTCCGGAGGAAATAAAGAGTGTATACGAAAAAATGATTGCGCCCAGAACCCCCAAGCTATCCAGGATGCCATCCGCAAGGAATCCGCAGGCTGGAGCCGACAAACTGGCGGCGCAGATTGACAAGCTGGACATCTTGCGGGAACGCTACAGCCAGGCGATAGAGTATATGGCATGGTTTGAGCCTGCCTGGTCAAGCCTGACTGATACCGAGCAGCACATCCTATCTGAATTCTACATGGGCGACAACCAGAAGTCCGGCGCAACCTACCGACTGATGAGTGAACTCAGCTACAGCGAAAGCCATATCGAGCGGCTGAGGAGCAATGCGCTGAATCACCTGCGCAGTATGCTGTTCGGATAAAGATGAGGGAATTATGAGGGAGTGTTTGATCCAGGACCATGTATAATAATAGTATCGAAAGCTGTATCAAGAGCCTTCGCGGGACAAACCTGCGGGGGCTTTCTTTATGCCTAATTGAGGTGAAGCATTATGCCATTTAAACCCAAACGGCCGTGTTCTCACCCCGGCTGCCCGAAACTGACGGACGGAAGATTCTGCGAGGAACACGCTAAACAGGAAGCCGCAAGATACGAGAAATACCAGCGGGACCCGGCCGTGAAAAAACGCTACGGCAGGAGCTGGAAGCGCGTCCGTGACAGGTTTCTTGCCCAGCACCCGCTCTGCGAGGTGTGCCAAAAGGAAGGCAGGCTGACGTCGGCGGAGGAAGTGCATCATATTGTACCCCTGTCCAAAGGTGGTACCAACGCGACGGAGAACCTGATGAGCCTGTGCAAGTCCTGTCACTCGGCGGTTACGGCCAAAGAGGGCGGGAGATGGGGATGAAACTATTCCCGCAAATAAAATCTTAGTCAGAACAAATCGCTGTGGGTTCCTGTACGTGTAAGGGTCAGGGTTAGAATATCTTTTTCAATTTTATATATGAGCAGCCAATCCGGCGTGATGTGGCATTCACGATGACCGCCATAGCTGCCGGCCAGAGGATGGTCAAGATATTTAGGAGGCAGAGGCTTCTCCTCAACAAGGAAACGCAGCACCTCCTCGAAGAGCTTAACATCATAGCCGCGCTTAACAATAGTTTTGAAATCTCTTTTAAACCGGCTGGAGTATCTGATCTTAAGCATTTAAGTCCTCCATCAGGTCATCGACGCTGGTAAAGGTTTTGCTCATATTGCGGTTGTTGTTGACATCGTCGATGGCCGCCAGGGTTTCCGCGTTAGGCTTTTCGACACGCAGTTCAAAAGGGATGCCGCCGTAACGGACGGAATAGCGCAGGAACATATTTATCGCCGTGGACATGTTGAGCCCGAGTTCTGAAAAAATAGCGTCCGCCTGGCGTTTTAAATCCTCGTCGATGCGGATGTTTAAATTGGTGGTGTTAGCCATCGTATCAGCTCCTCTCTAACCTTGATCATAAAGCATTATATACAACCATTCAATATAATATACTGAATTGCTTTACAACATGATTACAAATTGCAAAATCTAATGGCCTGGGGGATCAAAATCTTTACAGCCCTGCACCAGAGAACGGGCGGCTCCCTTCGCGCGTAAAAATCGCGGTTCAAACGGGGGATTAAACCCTGCCAAAGCAAGGAGGTGAAGGCTTGTGGCAAAAGACGGGACCAATAGGGGCGGCCGCAGGGTTCGCGCCGGTGACAAGCCGCAGCCCCTGGCTGACAAAATCTCGGCCGGAAAGGCCGCAAAAGTTTTAGCAGCCCCGGAACTGCATCCCGAGTCGATGCTTGAAGCGGACGACCTTAACGATGCGGCCGATTTATACGGAGAAGATATGCCAACGCCCAGCGATTACCTCAGCGCGAGACAGAGAGACGGTAAGCCGCTGGGCGCTGACGATCTGTTCAGAGAAACTTGGAAATGGCTTAAAGAGCGCGGGTGTGAGAAATTCGTTAACCCAAGATTGATTGAGGCCTATGCTCAGGCTTTCACTCGCTACATCCAATGTGAGGAAGCCATCAGCACCTATGGGCTTTTGGGCAAACATCCGACTACGGGCGGCGCTATAGCCAGTCCCTTCGTACAGATGAGCCAATCTTTTCAGAAGCAGGCCAACCTCATTTGGTACGAGATTTTTGACATCGTAAAACAGAATTGCACTACAGCCTTTGTCGGCAACCCGCAGGATGATATTATGGAAGCCCTGCTGTCAGGCAGGAAAGGACGGTAGGTATAGATGAACACAACCGAGCGTTTTGAAAAAGTTAATATCGACCGGTTAGTGCCATATGCCCGCAATGCCCGTACCCACAGCAAGGAGCAGATACTCCAGCTTCGAGCCTCCTTAAGGGAGTTCGGCTTCGTCAACCCGGTCATAGTAGACAAAGACCTCAATGTCATCGCCGGGCACGGGCGTATCCTCGCTGCCAAGGAGGAGGGTATTGCTGAAGTACCTTGCGTGTTCGCGGAACACCTGACCGAAGCTCAGAAGCGGGCCTACATTATAGCTGACAACCGCCTCGCCCTGAACGCTGGATGGGATGCGGAGATGCTTTCGGTAGAGCTTGCTGATTTGCAGGCCACCGATTTTGACGTATCTCTTCTCGGCTTTGACGACGCGGAACTGAACAAATTGCTGGGCGGCGTGGAGGACGTAAAAGAGGACGACTTCGATGTAGAAGGCGAACTGGCCAAGCCCGCTATAACTAAGGCGGGCGATCTCTGGTTGCTGGGGCAGCACCGCTTGGTCTGCGGCGATAGTACCAAAGCGGAGACCTTTTCCCTGCTTATGGACGGTAAACTTGCCAACCTGGTGGTGACAGACCCTCCCTATAACGTCAACTATGAGGGTACAGCGGGAAAAATCAAAAACGATAATATGACGGGCAAAAAGTTCTATCAGTTCCTGCTGGAAGCTTTCACCCTGACCGAAAAGGCAATGGCCAAGGACGCGAGTATCTATGTGTTCCACGCCGATACCGAGGGATTAAATTTCCGGAAAGCCTTTTCGGAAGCGGGATTCTATCTTTCGGGAACCTGCATTTGGAAGAAGCAGTCGCTGGTACTGGGGCGCTCGCCTTACCAATGGCAGCACGAGCCGATTCTGTTTGGCTGGAAGAAAGGCGGCAAACATGCCTGGTACTCCGACCGTAAGCAGTCTACCATCTGGGAGTTTGACAAGCCCAGGAAGAATACTGATCACCCAACCATGAAGCCCGTCCCGCTGGTGGCCTACCCGATACTCAATTCCAGCATGACGGGCTGTATTATTCTTGACCCCTTCGGCGGTTCGGGCAGCACCATGATCGCCTGTGAGCAGACCGGCCGGATTTGCCACACCGTGGAACTGGACGAGAAGTTCTGCGACGTTATCGTAAAGCGCTACATCGAGTTGAAAGGTTCTGGCACTGATGTTTTCCTTATCCGCGATAATCGGAAAATACCCTTTGAAAGCGCGCAATGACCGATATAAAGGCTTGCTATTCCACAGCTTAAGAGTGATGTATATGACTACCAAAACAGAAAGGTGGTCGATCCCATGGAATTTAAGTTTAACGTTACCGGCGCTAGGCGCAAAGAACTGGTAATGGCGCTCAGTGAAATTTTAAATGCCGCGCCGAAATACCAAGGCTCACCGACCTTCGCCTACGAGGTCGGCGGATACCATATTGACAAGGCAGGAACGCTCACAGGAGCGGACAACTGGGAATTGATTGCAGACCTTTCGGGCTTGTACAGCTTTGTTCCGGCAGAGGGAGCCTATGATACCCCACTGCCCGAAGCCGAGTCTGTAGACGAGAATGTAGTCATTCCTTGGGAAGCAGAACTGGGTGGCAG